ATGGCCACACGGGATCGCGAGTCCATCGCGGGCAGCTGCGACATCGACCCCGAGCGTCTGCTGAAAGTGGCGGTGGCCAACTACGAGGATGTCATCCTCGACCTGCACGAGATGCGGGCGTCGCTTCGCGCCTCGGAAAGCTACTCCGAGGCCGAGTTCCGGCGGGTGGTCACCATGGTCTCGCGCTCGGTGCAGACCGTCTACGACGAAAGGAAACGACTCGATGATTTCTGGAAACGCCAGGCCGGAGCCGGCGACGACGGCTCCTTCGACATGGAAGCCGCACGCGCTGAAATCGGGCGCCGCCTTGATCGCATCCGGTCCGCGCAAGACGCAGGAGACCTTCCTCGCTGATCTCGGCGAGGAGGCGCTTCTGGCGCTGCCCTACCTGTTCGAGTTCTGGGCTATGGACCACCAGTTGCCGCCCGAGGGCGACTGGCGCAGCTGGGTGATCCTGGGCGGGCGTGGTGCCGGCAAGACACGGGCGGGTGCCGAATGGGTGCGCGCGCAGGTAGAGGGCAACCGCGCGACCGACCCCGGGCGCGCCCGGCGCGTGGCGCTGGTCGGCGAGACCTTCGACCAGGTGCGCGACGTGATGGTGTTCGGCGACAGCGGCATCCTGGCCTGCGCGCCGCCCGACCGCCGCCCGGTCTGGGAGGCGGGCAAGCGGCGGCTGGTCTGGCCCAACGGCGCCGAGGCAAAGGCGTATTCCGCGCAGGAGCCCGAGGCGCTGCGGGGCCCGCAATTCGACGCGGCCTGGGTGGACGAGCTGGCCAAGTGGCGCCGCGCGGACGAGACGTGGGACATGCTGCAATTCTGCCTGCGGCTGGGCGATGACCCGCGCCAATGCGTGACGACGACACCGCGCAACGTGGGCGTGCTGAAACGGCTTCTGAACATGCCGTCGACGGTGACGACCCACGCCACCACGCTGGACAACCGCGCGCACCTGGCGGCGTCGTTCCTGCACGAGATCCTGTCGCGCTATGGCGACACGCGGCTGGGCCAGCAGGAGCTTCAGGGCTGCCTTCTGGACGAGGTCGACGGCGCGCTGTGGACGCGGGCGATGATCGACGGGACCCGCGTGTCCGAGCACCCGGCAGCCGCCCGTGTCGTGGTCGCCGTGGACCCGCCGGTGACGGGCGGGCGCAACGCGGATACCTGCGGCATCGTCGTGGCCGGCGTGCTGCCCGATGGCTCCGCCGTGGTGATCGAGGATTGCAGCGTGCAGGGCCTTGGCCCCAATGGCTGGGCCCGCGCGGCCATTGCCGCCTATCACCGCCACGACGCCGACCGCCTGGTGGCCGAGGTCAACCAGGGCGGCGACATGGTCGAGGAGATCATCCGCCAGGAGGACCGTACGGTGAGTTACCGCGGCGTTCACGCCAGCCGGGGTAAGTCTGTTCGGGCCGAGCCGGTGGCCGCCCTCTACGAACAGGGACGCGTGGCGCATCTGGGTCTGCACGCGGAATTGGAGGATCAGATGTGCCAGATGGCGATATCGGGATTTCACGGCCAGGGCAGCCCCGACCGGGTGGACGCGCTGGTCTGGGCGCTGACCGAGCTGATGCTGGGACAGCCGCGTGCCACGCCGCAGGTGAGGTCGGTCTAGCCCCGCGCCGGGGCTGAACCCCGCGACCCGCAGACAGGACGACGACGATGACAGGTCGCCGGGGCACGCCCCCGCGCGACGGCGGGCCAGCCATGCCCGGACAGCAGACGAGGAGACGCCATGTTCGACTTTCTCAAACGCGCGGCGGATGCGCCCGGGGCCACGAAGGCCAGCGCCACTGGCGGCCTGACCCCGCCCGGCATCGCCTACGGCGGCGCGGGCCGGGTGGCCTGGAGCCCGCGCGACACCGGGTCGCTGACGCGGAACGGGTTTCTCGGCAACCCGGTGGGCTTTCGCTGCGTGAAGCTGATCGCCGAGGCGGCCGCAGCGCTGCCGCTGGTGCTGCACGGTTCGGCCGGACGGTATGACCGCCACCCCCTGCTGGAGCTCGTGGCACGGCCCAACGCGGCGCAGGGCCGGTCGGAATGGCTCGAGTCGCTTTTCGGCCAGCTGCTGCTGTCGGGCGACGGCTATGTCGAGGCGGTGGGCGAGGGCGGTCTGCCGGTCGAGCTGCACGTCCTGCGCTCGGACCGGATGAGCGTGGTGCCCGGCGCCGACGGCTGGCCCGTTGCCTACGAATACGCTGTGGGCGGCCGCAAGCACCGGTTCCGCGTGGAGGACGGTGTCTCGCCCGTCTGCCACGTGAAGGCCTTCCACCCGCAGGACGACCATTATGGCCTGTCGCCGATGCAGGCCGCGGCCACCGCGATGGACGTGCACAACGCCGCCGCACGATGGTCGAAGGCGCTGCTGGACAACGCCGCACGGCCCTCGGGCGCCATCGTCTACCAGGGGGGCGACGGGATGCTGGCGCCGGACCAGTATGACCGCCTCGTGTCCGAGATGGAGGCGCACCACCAGGGCGCGCGCAACGCCGGGCGGCCGATGCTGCTGGAGGGTGGCCTGGACTGGAAGCCCATGGGCTTCTCGCCCTCGGACATGGAATTCCACAAGACCAAGGACGCCGCGGCGCGCGACATCGCGCTGGCCTTCGGGGTGCCGCCGATGATGCTGGGGATTCCCGGCGACGCGACCTACGCCAATTACGCCGAGGCCAATCGCGCCTTTTTCCGCCTGACCGTTCTGCCCATGGCGAACCGCGTGGCGGGGGCGTTGGGGCATTGGCTGTCGGGTTTCGCGGGCGAGGCGGCCGAGCTTCGCGTGGATCTAGACCAGGTGCCGGCGCTGGCGCTGGAGCGCGAGGCGCAGTGGCGCCGCGTGGCCGAGGCCGACTTCCTCAGCAAGGCCGAGAAACGGGCGCTGCTGGGGCTGGCCGCGGAATGAAGGGGGATCCTGCGATGACACTGGAACACAAGTTCTGCGCCGGCGCGACCGGCATGACACTGACGGACGGGCACCTGATCGAAGGCTATGCCTCGGTCTTCGGGGCCCGCGACCAGGGCGGAGACACCGTGGCGCCCGGCGCCTACGCCGCGTCGCTGGCCGCGCTGTCGGCGCGGGGCGGGCAGGTGAAGATGCTGTGGCAGCACGACCCGGCCCAGCCCATCGGCGTCTGGGACGAGGTGCACGAGGACGCCGTCGGGCTGTTCGTGAAAGGCCGGATCCTGACCGACCTGGACCGCGGGCGCGAGGCGGCGGCGCTGATCGCCGCGGGGGCCATCGACGGACTGTCGATCGGCTATCGCACGAAGCGGGCCACGAAGGACGGCACCGCCGGGCGGCTGCTGTCCGAGCTCGAGCTGTGGGAGGTGTCGCTGGTGACCTTCCCCATGCTGCCCGAGGCGCGGGTCGCGGGCGTGAAGGGCGAGGGCCCCACGTCCGACCCGCTGCGCGAGATGGCCAAGGTGCTGCGCGGCGCTTCGGCCGCCCTGGGCCGGACGGCCCCGTAAACCAAACCCCACCGGAAAGGACCAAAGATGAGCGAGACCGACACCCCGGCTTCGGCCGGGCAGGGCAGCGCCTTGCCCGATGCCACCACCGAAATGAAAAGCGCGATGGCTGATTTCGTCAGCGATCTCAGGGGCTTTCAGGCCCAGATGACGACCCGGATGCAACAACAGGAAGACCGCATGACCCAGCTTGACCGCAAGACCCGCCTGACGGGCCGCCCCGTCCTGTCCACCGCCGCCGACGAGGCCGCGCCCCACCAGAAGGCGTTCGAGGCCTATGTCCGCTCGGGCGACGATGACGCGCTGCGGGGACTGGCGCTTGAGGGCAAGGCGCTGAACACGGCGGTGGCCGGCGATGGCGGCTACCTGGTCGATCCGGTGACCAGCGACACGGTCCGTTCGGTCCTGCGCTCCACCGCGTCGGTGCGGCGGATCGCCAATGTCGTCAACGTCGAAGCGACGTCGTTCGACGTGCTGGTCGATACCACCGACATGGGCGCGGGCTGGTCGACCGAGACCGCCAGCCCGTCCGAGACGGCGACGCCCCAGGTCGACCGCATCACCATCCCCCTGCACGAGCTGTCGGCCCTGCCCAAGGCGTCGCAGCGCCTGCTGGACGACGCGGCCTTCGATATCGAGGGCTGGCTGGCCGGCAAGATCGCCGACAAGTTCGCCCGTGCCGAGGCGGCGGCCTTCGTGAGCGGCGACGGCGTGGACAAGCCGCGCGGTTTCCTCGACCACGCGGCGGTTGAGAACGGATCGTGGGCCTGGGACAGCCTGGGCTACGTGGCCACCGGTGTCGACGGGGCCTTCGGCGATGCCGATGCGCTGGTCGAGATGGTCTATGCCCTTGGGGCCGAGTACCGCGCGAACGCGACCTTCGTGATGAATTCGAAGACCGCCGGCGTCGTGCGCAAGATGAAGGATGGCGACGGCCGCTTTTTGTGGTCCGACGGGCTGGCCGCGGGCGAGCCGGCGCGGTTGCTGGGCTACCCCGTGCTGGTGGCCGAGGACATGCCCGACATCTCGAGCGGCGCCATGGCCGTGGCCTTCGGCGACTTCCAGGCCGGCTACACCGTGGCCGAGCGTCCCGACCTGCGCATCCTGCGCGACCCCTTCAGCGCCAAGCCCCACGTGCTGTTCTACGCGACCAAGCGGGTGGGCGGTGACGTAAGCGACTTCGCGGCGATCAAGCTGCTGAAGTTCGCGGTCTCCTGATCCGGGCGGCCCGCCCCTGCGCGATGCAGGGGCGGGCACCCTACGACACCGGCCGGACGCCGCGCCCCCATCTTCAGGAGACAGCAGATGTACCTTGTCGAGCCCACGCCGCTCAGCACCGCGCGGCTGCCCATTCCCGGTTTGCGGGCGCATCTGCGCCTGGGCACCGGTTTCACCGATGACACCGCGCAGGATGCCCTGCTCGAGCAGGTGCTGCGCGCCAGCCTGGCCGAGGTCGAGCGGTTTTGCGCCAAGGCGGTTCTGATCCGCGACTTCGTCTGGACCACCCATGCGTAGCGGGACCCGGGCCGGCAGGTGCTGCCCCGTGGTCCGCTGGTGTCGGTCGAGGGGCTGACCATCACCGATATCGACGGCAGCGCGCAGGCCAGCGCGCCCGACGCTTACCGGGTGGCCCGGGACGCGCAGCGCCCGGCGCTGGTGGCGCGGGGCTTCGTTCTGCCGCAGATCCCCGTGGGCGGCAGCGCGGCCGTGACCTTCCGCGCGGGTTTTGCCGATGATTGGAATGACGCACCGTCGGACCTGGCCCTGGCCGTGCTGAGCCTTGCGGCCGCGCGATACGAGGACCGGGCGGCCGAGGGCACCGTGCCGCCGGGGGTGCAGGCGCTGCTGGCGCCGCACCGCCCGCACCGACTGCTGGGGGGCATGTGACATGGGCGGCGTGATCCTTGACCGACGCCTGACGCTGGAAGCGCCCGAGACCACGGCAGACGGGCGCGGCGGCTATGCCCGAAACTGGGTGGCCCTTGGCGACCTGTTTGCCCGGGTGGCCCCCCGGACCGGCCGGCTGGCCGCGGGCGTCGAGCTGAGCCTGAGCCGCGTGGGCTATCGCATCACGGTGCGCGCGGCCCCGCAGGGTGCGGCGTCGCGGCCCTTGGCCGGCCAGAGGCTGCGGGACGGCACGCGGGTCTTCGACATCCGCGCGGTCACCGAGTCGCGCGACGGCCCGCTTTACCTGGACATCTTCGCCGACGAGGAGGTCGCGCCATGACCTATGCCCTGTCCGCCCCCTTGCAGGCCGCGGTCTTCGCGCGGCTGTCCGGCGACGCGGGGCTTGCCGCCATCGTCGGTGACGCGGTCTTCGACGCCGTGCCGCCCGGCAGCGTCCCGTCCCTGTACGTCGCCATCGGCGAGGAGATCGCGCGCGACCGGTCCGACCGCGACGGCGGCGGCGCGCGGCACGATTTCACCATCACCGTCGTGTCGGACAGGCCGGGCTTCGCCGCGGCCAAGGACGCCGCGGCCGCGATTTCCGACGCGCTTCTGCTGTCGCCGCTGAGCCTGGGCCGGGGCCGCGTCGTGGGGCTGTGGTTCCTGCGCGCCCAGGCCCGGCGGACCGGCAGCGACACCCAGCGCCGCATCGACCTGCGCTTTCGCGCGCGCACCGAAGACAACTGAAACCCTGACGACCGGAGCACATCCCATGGCTGCACAGAACGGCAAGGACCTTCTTCTGAAACTCGACATGAACGGCGAGTCGCAATTCGAGACCGTCGCGGGCCTGCGCGCCACGCGCATGTCCTTCAACGCCGAAACGGTGGACGTGACCACCCTGGACAGCGTCGGCGGCTGGCGCGAGATCCTCGGCGGGGCCGGGGTCAAGTCGGCCACGATCTCGGGCGCGGGGGTGTTCAAGGACGACGCCACCGACGAACGTGCGCGCCAGGTCTTCTTCGACAGCGAGACGCCGCGCTTCCAGATCGTGATCCCGGATTTCGGGGTGGTCGAGGGACAGTTCCAGATCACCGCGATCGAATATTCCGGCAGCTACGACGGCGAGGCGACCTACGAGATCAGCCTCGCCTCGGCGGGCAGCCTGCTGTTCACGGCGCTATGATGGCCAACCCCCATGCGGGCGAAGTCGCGCTGGTCCTGGATGGCCGGCGCCACGTGGCCAAGCTGACCCTGGGCGCGCTGGCCGAGCTGGAAGAGGCCCTGGGCGACGACAGCCTGCCGGACCTGGTGGCGCGGCTTGAAAGCGGGGCGTTCTCGTCCCGCGACACGCTGGCGCTGATCGCCGCGGGGCTGCGCGGCGGCGGTTGGGAAGGCGAGGCGCGCGACCTGCTGACCGTCGAGATCGAGGGCGGGCCCATGGCCGCCGCCACCGCCGCCGGGCAACTTCTGGCCCGCGCCTTCCGCGCGCCGGGCGCATGAGCGGGCCGCGGCTGGACTGGCCGGGTCTGATGCGCGCCGGACTGCACGGGCTGGCTCTGCGGCCCGCCGAGTTCTGGGCGCTGAGCCCGGCCGAACTGATGGTGATGCTGGGCGAGGACCGCCTGGCCGCGCCATTGGGGCGCAGCCGCCTGGCCGAGCTCTCCGCCGCCTTTCCCGATGACCCGAAGGAGTCCCCATGACCTACCGATCCGACCCCGACCAGATCGAGGAAATGTTCCTGTCCATCGAGGACACGGTGGGCGGCACCCGTGCCGTGCTGGCCGCCTTCGACGCGGAACTGCGCGCCATGGGGTCCACCGTGGCCGACACCTCGCGCGAGGTGGGAACGCTGTCGCGCGGCATCTCGCGCGGGCTGAAGCGCAATTTCGAGGGGCTGGTGTATGACGGCGCCAAGCTGAGCGATGCGTTGCAGGGCGTGGCCCAGTCCATGGTGAACGCCGCCTACAACGCCGCGATCAATCCCGTGGCAAGGCACGTCGGCGGCGTTCTGGCCACGGGGGTCGAGGGGATGGTGACGGGGCTGATGCCTTTTGCCGAAGGGGGCGCCTTCTCGCAGGGCCGCGCGCTGCCGCAGGCCGGCGGCGGGGTCGTGTCCGGCGCCACGGCCTTTCCCATGCGCGGCGGCGCCGGCCTGATGGGCGAGGCGGGGCCCGAGGCGATCATGCCGCTGACCCGTGGGGCCGACGGACGGCTGGGCGTCGCGGCCAGCGGCGGCGGCCGCCCCGTGCAGGTGACGATCAATGTCAGCACCCCCGATGTCGAAGGATTCCGCCGCAGCCAGAGCCAGATCGCCGCCCGCATGGGCCGCGCCCTGTCCCAGGGTCAGCGCAACCGCTGAGACCTCCGCACGCAGGGTTAGCCCGGGGCCAACCCGGCCCCGTGCACCCTGCGCACATCCCGTCCGACCTGACCGCATGAGAGGATCCCATGGCCTTCGACGATGTCCGATTTCCCGTCTCGCTGAGCTTCGGCGCCTTGTGTGGCCCCGAGCGGCGCACCGAGATCGCAACGCTGGCCAACGGTCACGAGGAACGCAACACGCCGTGGATCCATTCGCGCCGGCGCTATGACGCAGGGCTCGGGCTGCGATCCCTGGACGACGTGCAGGAGGTCGTTGCGTTCTTCGAGGCGCGGCGCGGGCCGCTGAGGGCGTTCCGCTGGAAGGACTGGGCGGACTTCAAGTCCTGCCCGGCCTCGAAGGATCCCGATTACCTGGACCAGGACCTGGCGGTGGCCGATGGCGCGGGCAATGTCTTTCAGCTGAGCAAGGTGTACGGCGCGGGCGATGCGGCCTATCGCCGGCCGATCACCAAGCCGGTGCCGGGGACCGTGACCGTCGGAATGGAACACGACCCGCTGCGCGAGGGCGTCGATTTCGAGCTCGACGCGCTGACGGGCACAGTGACCCTGTTTGACGTGCCGCCCGCCGGCGCGCTGATCACCGCCGGCTTCGCATTCGACGTGCCTGCACGCTTCGATACCGACCGCATCGTTACCTCGGTCGCGACATTCGAGGCGGGAGAGATCCCGGATATTCCCGTCATCGAGGTGCGCCAATGAGTGGCTTCAATCCCGATCTGCTAACCAGCCTGCGTGGCGGGGCCAGCACCGTCTGCCGCTGCTGGCGCGTGATCCGCCGCGACGGGCGGGTCTTCGGTTTCACCGACCATGACCTGCCGCTGACCTTCGACGGAACCGACTTCGCGGCGTCGGACGGGCTGTCGGCGCGCGCGTTCGAGCACAGCACCGGGCTGTCGGTGGACAACTCCGAAGCGGTCGGTGTTCTGAGCGACGCGGGCGTGACCGCGGCGGATATCCTCGCGGGCCGGTTCGACGGGGCCGAGGTGGAGGCCTGGCTGGTGGACTGGACGGATACCGGCGCGCGGCAGGTCGTCTTTGCCGGGACATTGGGCGAGATCGAGCGGTCGGGCGGCGCCTTCCGCGCCGAGTTGCGCGGACTGACCGAGGCGCTGAACCAGCCGCAGGGGCGCACCTACCAGGCGCCGTGCCCGGCGGTCCTGGGGGACGCCACCTGCCGGGTGGATCTCGACGCGCTGGGGCTGGCCGTGGCGGCGACCGTCGAAACGATCACGAACGGCCGGCTGCTTGGTCCCGGCGATCTCGACGGCTTCGCGCCGCGCTTCTTCGAGCGGGGGCGGCTGGTGGTGCTCTCCGGCGCGGCGTCGGGCGCGGTGCGCATCGTGAAGCGCGACAGCGTCACCGATAGGGGCCGCGAGATCGAGCTGTGGGACAGCATCGGTCCGGGCCTCGCCCCCGGCGACAGCGTGCGGCTCGAGGCGGGCTGCGACAAGCGAGCCGAGACCTGCCGCGTGAAATTCAACAACCTGGTGAACTTCCAGGGCTTCCCGCACCTGCCCGGCGAGGATTGGCTGATGGCGTATCCGCGGCGTGGCGGAGGAACATCCCCATGAGCGCGCCCATCGTCGCGGCCGCCCGAGCCTGGATCGGGACACCTTACATCCACCAGGCCAGCACCCGCGGGGCTGGCACCGACTGCCTCGGCCTCATCCGCGGGGTCTGGCGTGACGTGATCGGGGCCGAACCGCTGGTCCCGCCGCCCTATACCGCCGACTGGTCCGAGCCGCAGCGCAGCGAGGATCTGTGGCGTGCGGCGCGTCGCCATCTGCGGGATGCGCCGCCCGGACCGCCGGCGCCGGGGCAAGTCCTATTGTTTCGCATGCGCGACGGCGCCGTGGCCAAGCACCTGGGCATCGTGGGGCAGGGCGGCGCGGCGCCGACCTTCATCCATGCCTTTGCCGGCCACGCGGTGGTCGAGAATGCGCTGAGCGCGCCGTGGCGTCGACGTGTCGTGGCGCGCTTCACCTTTCCCGAAGGAGACACCTGA